TCGGCGAGGAGCGGAAATCCTACTTGCACGGCGATCCGCATTGCCAACGCATAGTCTTCGCTATCCATTTGTGCTTCATTGTCGGCTGCATTAGCCCACATGAGAATCCTGACCAGGGCCTGATTGTCTAGTTGCATTTTCTCTCTCCGGTAGCGCAGCCCCTAACACTGTTAGGGGCTGCTAGGTTTATTCGTCGTCGTTGATCCGTTCGAGCCGCTCGATTGCCCGGAAAGCGGCAGTCATTGCCCTGTCAGCCTTGACGATCAGGTACGCGAACCTGACCGCATCGAACGAATCCGGGCCACCGCGCTCATTCGCTTTGATGACGAATTGATCCGCCATCTTTTGGACGCGGTCGAGGAACAGCGTCTGTACTGCGCTCGATGCGTCCAACTCTGGCCTGCTAACAGTCGGCCATGTTTTGGGCTTGTTGTTGTCCATTTGCTCTCTCCGTTTAGCGCAGCCCCTAACAATTGTTAGGGGCCGCTAGGTTTACCTACTTAGACCGTAGCGATGTCCACGCCCAGCGCTGCAAGCGCTGCCGCGACATAGTCGAACACAGTGCGCTGGGCATCCGTGAGAACCTTATCGTCCCGTTTCAAGGCCTTGTACAGCGTAGTCAATTCCTCGATTAGTCGCAACTGCAGCGACCGAGTATGCTTCGCGCCACCGGTAGACTCGCCCTCAGACTCGCCCTCGCCCTCAGACTCGCCCTCGGTCGATTCGGCCTTGATCAAATCAAGGGCATAGCCCTTAATCTGTTTCCATTTAACCGACGGGTTGCTGTGCCCGCTCGCCTTGAGGTCAGCGTACAGGGAATCGCGTTCCTCTCGCATCGAATCTCCGGCCGCTCCCTTGGCGTCATGCGCCATCGTGAGCCATTCTTCGCCGAAACCCTCGGCCCGGAAAAAGGCCAGCAACTCGGCGGCATACTTGCGCCCCGACCCATAGGCTACGGTAAGACCTGAGACATACTCGCCGCGAATGGCGGCAACGGATGCTGCGGTCGCGACCGCCGGAATGGTGACTGTTACCATGGTGCTACTCTCCACTACGCGCTACCTGGGGCGCGGAACCCAATCAGCGACTGCGCCGCCGATGACCTACTATGACATACTGTACCACGGTTTCGGAACGATAAATAAACTTTAAAATAACCCTATGGGGCATGGCATAACATTGTTATGGCACGCCGGACAGCGACCCCACCCACCCAAAAACGGCATCGCAGGAGGCTCAAGCCAGCTTACACACTAATTTGCACAACCAATCCCACCGCCTAGAGTTGCTTAGTTTTTAGTAGTACACAATCCCACCGCCTAGAGTTGCTTAGTTTCCTGTGGTATATTTTATTTATAGCGAGGGGGTACCCCCTCTGTTTTTTACTGGCTAGGCAAATAAACCTAAATATATAAACACCCCCCTATTGGAGTCCCAACCTCCTGTGCTACATTCGGGCTACTAATTTTTTCATTGGATACAGACCCCCAATGATTGAAGTCACTCCTACGCCTGACCGCCCCCTACCGTTTGATCTTTCTAATGAGTTGCCTAAGACTCATAAAGACGGGCTGGCAATTGCGGCGAACACAGTCGATCTGATCGAAGAACTCGGCGGGTCAATCGACTACAGCAATGAAGACCTGCACAAAGCGTCAGCTTTGATTAACGGGGTCGGCAAGACGGATAACCCTAGGCATCTCACAGTGCCTAGCGAAGCCAAAGCTGTGTCGATACTGATTAAGCAGTTCGACTTTCAGGCTTTCGTTGATGTGCAGCAGGCACGCAACTACGTCACTAATAAGTTGCTGAAACTGAGCGACTGCGGTGACCCCAAACTTGAACTGAAAGCGCTTGAGTTGCTTGGTAAGCACAGTGATATCGGGCTGTTTACTGAGCGCAGTGAAGTGACCGTCACTCACAAGTCGTCCGAAGATCTGGAAAACAGCATTAAAGACCGCATCAAGCGCCTGCTCAATACCGATGTAGTCGATGTAGAGCCCCTTATTAGTGAGTTAGAAGCCCCTGCGGAGCCCCCTGCGGAGGAAACGGGTGCTTGAAGAGCCGGTAATCTCGGGGATTACCCTTAAAGACATCCCCAAAGTGCTTGATAGGCTGTCGGAGGCAGACCTCCGTGTGCTGGAAGCCCAGCTTTTGCACTTGGAAAAGCTCAAACAGAAGGAATTGGCCCGCTCCAAGTTCATCAAGTTCGTGGAAAAGGTCTGGCCTACCTTCATTTCTGGCAGGCACCACAAGATTATGGCTACTGCTTTCGAGCGTGTAGCCCGTGGGGAGTGCAAGCGGCTGATTATCAACATGCCGCCACGGCATACCAAGTCAGAATTTGCCTCTTATCTGCTCCCGGCGTGGTTTTTGGGGCAGTTTCCGCACAAAAAAGTGATCCAAACATCCCATACTGCTGAATTGGCGGTGGGTTTTGGTCGAAAAGTGCGAAATCTGGTCGATTCTGAGGTCTACCACGACATTTTCCCCGAACTTTCGCTCCAAGCTGACTCAAAAGCGGCTGGTAGGTGGAATACCAGCAAGTCTGGTGACTACTTTGCTATCGGTGTCGGGGGCGCAGTGACCGGTAAGGGTGCCGACCTGCTGATTATTGACGACCCGCACTCAGAGCAGGAGGCTGCTCTTGCTCAAGTAAACCCAGAGATCTACGACAAGACCTACGAGTGGTACACCTCTGGTCCTCGGCAGCGTTTACAGCCGGGTGGGGCAATTGTTGTGGTTATGACGCGCTGGTCTCAAAAGGATCTGACTGGGCAAGTGCTCAAATCCAGCGCTCAGCGGGGCGGTGAAGAGTGGGAGGTGATTGAGTTTCCCGCGATTATGCCCAGCGGCCAGCCCTTGTGGCCTGAGTTCTGGAGTTTGAAAGAACTAGAGGCACTGCGCGAAGAACTACCTAATAGTAAGTGGCAAGCCCAGTATCAGCAGCAGCCAACTTCAGACGCCTCGGCCATTATCAAACGGGAGTGGTGGAATATCTGGGAGGACGACAGCCCTCCCCACTGCGAGTTCATTATCCAGTCTTGGGATACGGCGTTCCTGAAGAGCGAGCGTGCTGACTACTCTGCGTGTACTACGTGGGGGGTGTTCTATAAAGACGACGATACGGGCAAGCCGCAGTCGAACATCATTCTGCTCAATGCGTTCAAAAAGCGCATGGAGTTCCCGGAACTCAAGCAACGGGCGTATCAGGAGTTCAAGGAGTGGGAGGTCGATAGCCTGATCGTTGAGGCCAAGGCTGCTGGCTCACCTTTGATCTTTGAATTACGCGCCATGGGCATCCCCGTGCAGGAGTTCACGCCTAGTAAAGGCAACGACAAAATTGCTCGGTTGAATGCTGTTACGGACATATTTGCCAGCGGCCACGTTTGGGTGCCTAATACTCGCTGGGCTGAAGAACTGATCGAAGAAGTGGCGGCGTTCCCTGCTGGTGAGCATGATGACTTGGTGGACTCTACGACGCAGGCATTGCTGCGTTACAGGCGTGGGGGGTTCATTCGTCTGCGGTCGGATGAGGACGATGAGCCTATGTACCATCGAAAACGTGAGTATTATTAAAGGTTACTGCAAAGGCTGACCATGGCAACTAATATTGATAAGGCGCTGTACGCCGCTCCTGAGGGTGTCGCTGCTATGGCAGATATGGCCCCTCCTATTGAGATTGAGATCGAGAACCCCGACTCGGTCGATATCATGATAGGTGATCTGGAGATTAGCCTGACTCCAGATGCCGAAGGAGACGATGAGTTCAATGCCAACCTCGCAGAGGATATGGATGAGGGTGAGTTGGAGTCCCTCGCTGCGGAACTAATCAGTGACTTCAATGACGACGTATCCAGCCGACGGGATTGGATGCAGACGTATGTTGATGGGTTGGAGTTGCTGGGCTTGAAGTTGGAGGAGCGCTCCGAGCCGTGGGATGGCGCGTGTGGTGTGTACCACCCCATGCTGACTGAGGCGCTGGTGAAGTTCCAGTCCGAGACCATGATGAGTACCTTCCCCGCTGCGGGGCCGGTCAAAACCAAGGTCATTGGGCGAGAGACTCCGGCTAAGAAAGAGTCCGCTGAGCGTGTCCAAGAGGACATGAACCATCAGTTGACCGACATCATGACTGAGTACCGGCCTGAGCATGAGCGCATGCTGTGGGGTCTGGGGCTGGCGGGTAATGCGTTCAAGAAGGTGTACTACGACCCGCACTTGCAGCGTCAGGTGGCAATGTATGTGCCTGCTGAAGATATCGTAGTGCCCTATGGCGCGAGTGACTTGGCGTCTGCTCCACGTATTACTCACGTGATGCGTAAGACTGAGAACGAGCTACGCAGGCTTCAGGTTGCTGGGTTCTACCGGGACATTGAACTGGGTGACCCTAACAACACGCTGGACGAAGTAGAGAAGAAGATTGCCGAGCGGCTGGGCTTTCGGGCTACTTCCGATGAGCGCTACAAGCTGCTGGAGATTCAGGTTGAGTTGGACCTGCCGGGGCATGAGGACGAGGATGGCATCAAGCTGCCGTATATCGTCACGCTGGAGAAAGGCTCAGCCAAGGTGCTGGCGATCCGTCGCAATTGGCAACCGGAGGATGAGACTTACGCCAAGCGTAATCACTTGGTTCACTACGGCTATATCCCCGGCTTTGGGTTCTATTGCTTTGGTCTGATCCATTTGATTGGCGCGTATGCCAAGTCTTCGACTTCACTGCTTCGTCAGTTGGTCGATGCAGGCACGTTGGCTAATCTGCCCGGTGGTTTCAAAGCCCGTGGTATGCGGGTCAAGGGTGATGACACTCCGATCAGCCCCGGAGAATGGCGTGATGTCGATGTGCCTAGTGGCACCATCCGCGATAATCTGCTGCCGCTTCCTTATAAAGAGCCGAGCCAGACGCTGGCTGGGCTGATGGACAAGATCATTGAGGAGGGACGCCGGTTTGCGAATACGGCGGATCTCCAGATTAGTGATATGTCGGCACAAGCCCCCGTCGGGACGACGCTGGCGATTCTTGAGCGCACTCTCAAGACGATGAGCGCTGTTCAGGCCCGCATCCACTATTCAATGAAGCAGGAGTTGGTGTTGCTGCGGGACATCATTAGGGATTACACCCCTGATGAGTATTCGTATGACCCGGACGAGGGGGACCGCAAGGCCAAGAAGTCCGACTACGACGACGTTGATGTCATCCCGGTGAGTGATCCGAATGCGTCCACCATGGCGCAGAAGATTGTTCAGTATCAGGCTGTGATGCAGTTGGCTCAAGGCTCCCCCCAGTTGTACAACATGCCCCTGCTCCATAGGCAGATGCTGGACGTTCTTGGGGTTAAAGAAGCTAGCAAACTAGTCCCGATGGATGAGGACCAGAAGCCGATGGATCCGGTGTCTGAGAATCAGAACGTGCTGATGATGAAGCCAGTCAAGGCGTTCGCCTATCAAGACCATCAGGCACACATCATGGTGCATATGTCTGCGATGCAGGATCCGAAGATTCAGCAGTTGCTGCAAGGCAACCCAATGGCTCAGCAGTTGGCCTCTGCGATGATGGCTCATATTAATGAGCACCTTGGGTTTGAGTACCGCAAGCAGATCGAGCAGCAATTGGGCTTCTCCCTGCCGCCTCAGAAAGACGAAGCTGGCGAAGATATTCATCTTCAGCCTGAAGTTGAAGCCAAACTGGCTCCGCTTCTTGCACAGGCTTCGCAACGGTTGCTTCAGCAGAATAAACAGCAGATTGCTCAACAGAAGGCTCAACAGCAAGCCCAAGATCCGCTGGTTCAGATGCAGATGCAGGAACTTCAGATCAAGGCGCAGGATCAGCAGCGCAAAGCAGCCAAAGATCAGCAGGACGCTCAGCTTAAACAGCAGCAAATTCAGGTTGAACGTGAGCGGATTGCTGCACAGCAGCAAACTGAAGCTAAGCGGATTCAGACGGATATGTTAAAGACCGCCGCGCAAATGTCGAACGATAAGAGCGCCTCGATGATGGATATGGGTCTGGATGTACTCAAACATATGTCTAGCCAACATCAGGAAGCGAAACTGCGGGAGTTGCAGGAGCGGCATGCTGCTATGCAGGCCAAGGCTCAACAAGCTGTACCTAGCCCCAAGGAACGTAAATGACTGAGCTTGAAGCCTTAATCCCGCAGATTGATGAAAAGGTTGGTCAACTGAAAGAACATCTGGCGGAAGGCAAAGCCGCCAGTTTTGAGGAATACAAAAGACTTTGTGGTGAGATTCGGGGTCTACTCACTGCAAGGGGTTATGCCTTAGACCTTAAATCCGCTATGGAGAACATGGATGACTGATATTTTGCTGGCTACAAACCCCGGCAATCCGCAAGTAGTGGGCGCTTATCGCCCAAGTGCCGCTGCTGAAGAAAAAGCCCGACAACTCCCTAAGCCGACGGGGTATCGCATTCTGTGTGCGATTCCAGAGGCAGATAAGGAGTTTGAGGACAGCGAAGTAGGACTTATTAAAGCCGACCTGACTCTCCGCAACGAAGAACTCCTTACTACGGTTCTTTTCGTGGTGGATCTTGGGCCTGATTGCTATAAGGACGAAAGCAAGTTCCCCACTGGGGCTTGGTGCAAAAAGGGCGATTTTGTCCTTGTGCGCCCGCACGCAGGCACCCGACTAGTCATCCATGGTCGGGAGTTCCGAATCATCAATGATGATTCAGTCGAGGGGGTTGTTGAAGATCCCCGTGGCATTAAACGCAAATAAGAGGAGTACAAGATGCCTCCATTTGAACAAGAAGAGTTCAAGTTCCCTGACGAAGCCAATCAGGCCGAGACCGAAGCCAAAGGCACGCCTGAGGTAGAGATCGAGATTGAGGACGATACGCCCACAGAAGATCGTGGCCGCACGCCCATGCCCAAGGAGTTGGTGCAGGAACTTGAGCAGGACGAACTTGAGTCTTACGACGATAACGTCAAATCCCGCCTTAAGCAGATGCGTAAGGTTTGGCACGATGAGCGTCGGGAGAAAGAAGCCGCTTTGCGCGAGCAGCAAGAGGCGCTGACGTTTGCCAAAAAGCTCTTGGATGAGAATAAGCGGATTAAAGAGATTCTGACTACGGGTGAAAAGGAGTATGTCGCCACCGCTCAGAATGCCGCTAATCTGGAGCTTGAGGCGGCTAAACGTGCATATAGGGAAGCCTATGATGCAGGTGATACTGACAAGTTGGTTGAAGCTCAGCAGGCGCTTCAGGAAGCTAACCTGAAACTTATTCAGGTTAAAAACTTCAAGATGCCCTCTTTACAAGAGGAAGAAGTTCCGGTACAAAAGCGTCAAGAATCAGCACCCGCTGTTTCTGATGTGCCTAAACCTGATACCAAAGCATTGGCGTGGCAAGAGCGCAATGAATGGTTTGGTAAGCACAGAGGAATGACAGCCTACGCTCTCGGGTTGCACGAAGAACTACGAGAAAACGGCGTAGAAGTTGGGTCTGAGGATTATTACCGCACATTGGACAAAACAATGCGTAAACGGTTTCCCGAAGCCTTTGAGGCAGAGGAGCCCGTTAAGCCTAAGGCATCGACAGTTGTAGCCCCCGCTGTCCGCAGTACATCTTCAAACAAGATTCGACTGAAGGCCAGCCAAGTCCAGTTGGCAAAGAAACTGGGCCTTACACCTGAGCAATATGCCAAAGAGGCATTGAAATTGGAGTCCCGAAATGGCTGAACGACTTACCCGTGAACTCGAAACCCGTGAGATCCAGTCGCGTCCTAAACAGTGGATGCCGCCTGAACTTCTGCCCGAGCCTGACAAACAGCCCGGATATGATTATCACTGGGTGCGTGTTTCTACGTTGAACTCTCCTGATCCCCGCAATCTCTCGGGCAAACTCCGGGAAGGGTGGGAGCCGGTACCTGTCGAAGAGCAGCCTAAGTTTCGTTTGTTGACTGACCCGCAATCGCGGTTTAAGGACAACATCGAGATTGGTGGTCTCCTGCTGTGCAAAACGCCGACTGAGTTTGTCGCGCAACGCAATGAATACATTGCCAAGCAAACCAACGCTCAGACGGAAGCCGTTGATAACAACCTTATGCGTCAGAACGACCCGCGCATGCCGCTCTTTAAGGAGCGCAAATCGGGGACTTCTTTCGGTAAGGGCGTCTAATTAATTTTAGGAGTTTTAAATGTCCTACCCGACTGTTTCGGCACCCTATGGGTTCCGGCCTGTCAACCTGATTGGCGGGCAAGTGTTTTCGGGTTCTACCCGCGAATACGCGATTGACTACAACTACAACACGGCCATCTATTACGGTGATTTTGTCCAGCTTTCGAGCGGCTTTATCACCATTCTGGCTAACACCATTACCGGCAATGCGGCGGTTGGCGTGTTCCTTGGTTGCTCGTATACCGATCCGGTGAGCAAGCAAAAGCGCTTCTCGCAGTATTACCCCGGTAACGTCACCGCTGGCGATATCAAAGCCATCGTGTGTGATGATCCCGATACGGTGTTCAAGTGCGCCGTTGTGACCGCTGCTGGTACCCCGACGACTGCTTCGGCATCTCAGGCTCTGGTTGGCGTGAACATGGCTGGTAACACCTCGACTGGCTCTGCCACTACTGGCAATTCGGCTGGTGGTGTGGTTGCCGCCACCGCGACCGCTGGTAACTTCCGTGTTCTGGGCCTCGTTCCGGATACGCAAGTGACCACTGGTTGCACCTACGTTTCGGGCACCGGCTCAACGTCTATCGTTGTGTCTGGCCTGACTGTGGGTCAAGTGATCCCCGTTGGTACTGATATGTTCCAACTGGTCGCTGCAACTGGTCAGCCTGAGTGGATTGGCGTTGTGGGCACCGCTGCTACCGTTTCGTCTGCTACCTCGCAGACCCTGACGATGGCTGCTTCGACCACTGCGTCCGGCACGCTGATTCTTGTTCAATCTCCCGAAGTGCTCGTTAAGATCACCTTCGGTGCCCATCGTTACTACGTGGCCTAAGGGGTGACTTAACATGGCTATTTCACGCGCACAACTGCTTAAGGAACTCCTGCCCGGTCTGAACGCTCTGTTCGGTCTGGAATACTCACGCTACGGCGAAGAGCATAAGGAGATTTATGAGACCGAGACCTCCGAGCGTTCGTTTGAAGAGGAAACCAAACTGTCTGGATTCTCCGCCGCTCCGGTGAAGAATGAAGGCAGCGCGATTGCCTACGATAACGCGCAAGAGGCTTGGACTGCTCGCTACAACCACGAAACCATTGCTCTGGGTTTCTCGCTGACCGAAGAGGCCATCGAGGACAACCTGTACGACAGCCTGTCTGCTCGTTACACCAAAGCTCTGGCCCGTGCCATGGCGTACACCAAGCAGGTTAAGGCCGCTTCGGTTCTGAACAATGGTTTCTCCGCTGTAGTTCCGGGCGGTGACGGCGTTGCTCTGTTCTCGACGGCTCACCCGCTGGTTAACGGCGACGTTAACAGCAACCGCCCCGCGACTGCTGCCGACCTGAATGAGACCTCGCTTGAGGCTGCTGTTATTCAGATCGCTGCATGGACGGATGAGCGTGGTCTGCTGATCGCCGCTAAGCCCAAGAAGCTGATTGTTCCGCCCGCTCTCCAGTTCGTTGCTACCCGTCTGCTGGAAACCGAACTCCGTGTCGGTACCACTGACAACGATATCAACGCCCTGAAGAACAACGGTTCGATCCCCGGTGGCTACACCGTGAACCACTTCTTGACCGACAACAACGCTTGGTTCCTGACCACGGACGTTCCCAACGGTCTGAAGCACTTTGTTCGTACCCCGATGAGTACCGGAATGGACGGTGATTTCGATACTGGGAATGTTCGCTACAAAGCCCGCGAACGCTATTCGTTCGGCTGGAGTGACCCGCTTGGTATGTTCGCATCTCCCGGCGCATGACCTGAAACCCAGTATTTATGCGGGTTTCGAGGGGGCTTCGGCCCCCTTTTCTTTTTCTAACGCTTGTCCTTTGCGCCGCTTGACGGCGTTTTTTACCTCGTGTACATTACCTGTTACTAAGTTCCGAGGTAGCCATGAGCAATCATACTTTCCCCAAGACCCGAGCCGAAGCCAAGGCGTCTGGCGCGGCTTATTACTTCACCGGACTTCCGTGCAAGCATGGGCACGTGGCCCCGAGGAAAACCAAAGGCGCATGCGTTGAGTGTCTCAAAGAAGAATGGAAAGAAGCCGCAGAGAAAAGGGTTGACTACTTTAAGGAGTACAACCAGCGCGAAGAAGTAAAAGACGCCAAACATGCTTGGTACCAAAAGAACCGAGAGCGAGTCATCCAAGCGGCGAACACGGCTCCTGCTCACCTTAAGCGTAGGTATAAAGACGTTTGGAAGTCACGGAATCAATTACAGGTCTTAGCTGACAATAAGGTCCGTCGTCGTAAGCACCGGCAAGCTACACCGCCATGGCTCACAAGGAAGCAAAAGACCGAAATCCGCCAGATCTATCAGATTGCCATAACGATGACGCAAACCACAGGGGAGCGGTATGTTGTTGACCACATTATCCCGTTGCGCTCGGAGGTTGTCTGTGGGCTCCATGTTCCGTGGAATCTTCGGGTCATAACGCAGGGGGAGAACCTTAAGAAGTCCAACCGGCTTGCCGTTGACTCCCCGCCCGCCACGTGTTAAAACCTGCGTGTCCAAGATTATTGTTTTTCTACCGACTGGCTTGGCAGATTTTCCTCAAACGGTAGACATAACTGAGGTATATAAAATGGGTTTCGCTACTTTCTCCGGCCCCGTTCGTTCTGGAACCGTTCGTTATGGCGCAGGCCGTAATACTGGCTTGGTTGTGCTTAATCAGTCCTACGACTCTGGCACGGTTGTCGCCGGTACGGGTAACGTCGATGTGGCGGCGCTGGTCATTCCGCAGGGTTCGCAGATTATGGACATTGTGGTGGATCAGGTTCAGATTCCTACCGCCACCTCCACCTTCACGATCTCCGTTGGCACCACTTCGGGTGGCGCGGAACTGATGGCCGGTGTTGCCACCACTGCTGGTGGGCGCTTCCGTGGCACCGCTTCGGCGGCTACGCAGTTGGCTTGGCAGACTTCCACCACTGCGGACACCACGGTGTTTATTCGCAACGTCATCGGCACGCTCGCCACCACGCAAGGACGTTTCATCGTTACGGTGACGTATGCCCAGCGCGATTCGACTGGCGCTCAGAACCCGACTACCTTCCAGAACTGATTAAGGGGGTAGCATGCGCCCAGTCCGTACAGCACTAACGGGACTGGGGGCTTCGGCCCCCATTCCTCTCGATATCAATCAGTCACCGTTTAATGTCAGTGTCGCAGTGGCACTGTCAGCCGGGGCGAACCTGACGTATACCGTCGAGCACACCTACGACGATGTTTATGCCGCAGGGTTTGACCCGTCTACGGCTGTCTGGTTTTCTCAGGCTGGATTGACGACCAAAACGACTTCACTGGATGGTAACTACAACTACCCAGTGCGGGCCGTCCGGTTGAATATCACTCTGTACACCAGCGGTCAGGCGACGATGACTATCATCCAAGCTGGCATGCCGGGGAGGTAATGATGAGTATTGACATTGGTGCCCTTCGGCAGTTTGAGGCGTCTTGGAAGCCTGTCCTCGACTCGATTCCTGCTGTTATTGAGATGTCGCAGCAGCGCAACGAACTTGAGAAGGCAGTCGAAGCCAAGCGCAAAGAGTTTGCCGCTACGGAGCAAGAAATTAAGGATGCTTACGTAGAAGCAGACAGGCGTCTGTCTGAAGTGAATAGTCAGATGGAGCAGGCTATTAAAAGCAAGCAGGATGTGCTTGATGAGACCGCCCGCTTGGTTGAGGCGCGTTCTCTGGAAATCGCAGAAGCTGGTGCTACACGCAAGAAAACTCTGGCGGCTACGGAAGCAAAACTTGCTGAAGCGGAAGCAAAACTTGCCGCAGTTGAAGCAGGCATTGCGGAAAAGGCCGCTGCGTGTGATGCGGAGATTGAAGCTAAAAAGGCCGCTGCGGAGGCTGCTCTTGCTGAAGTCGAGGCCAAGCGTAAAGCCGCTGAATCCGTACTTGAGTCTCTCCGAGCCAAGTTGGGGTAAAGCGTGTCAGTCAGCGGCGTAAGTTACGTCCAAGGGCTGGATAGTGGTGAATATGACTTTACCCATGTGGTATCGACAGTCACTGCTTCCGGCTCTACGGCTATCTACACCCCTGCTGCGGGCAAGCGCCTGCGCCTGCGGTGGATCTACGCCTTGAATGACCCCGGCTCTACCGCTTCGCCTTTGATTAAGATCTTTCTCGGCGCAGAAGAAAAGTTCCGGGTTTACGCGCTTAGCAAACGGCAGTTCTGTACGGGGCCGGTAAACGGCGCTTTGATTATCAACCTCAGTGAGGCTGCTGAAGTGGCCGTAACTGCTCTAATAGAAGAGTTCTGACATGGCAACGTACAATAAATTTCAAGACTTCTCTGAACAGCTTGTTATTGGCACTCATGACTTTGACACCAACGTGTTCAAGGTCTACCTGTCCAACACCGTGCCTTCGGCTTCTGCTGATGCGATTAAAGCTGATCTCCCTGAGATTACCGCAGGTAACGGCTACACCGCTGGTGGCGCTACCACGACCATTACGGTTGCTGAAGTAACAGGCACTACGACCGTTTCCGGCACTCAGGTGGTTTTCACGGCTTCTGGCGGTGCGATTGCGGCTTTTCAGTATGTTGTGCTGTACAACGATACCGCTGTTAACAAGAACCTTATCGCGTGGTGGGACTACGGCAGTGCGCTGACGCTTAACAACGGCGAATCCTTTACCGTCAAGTTCTCCAACACCACCCCCGGCGCTATCTTCACTCTGGCTTGATAGGTGCAACCTGTGGAACTTACCAAACAGCAGTTTATTGACCGTTTTACTGACGCTGAGTTTCTCGGTGTTCTTGCGGCTGCTAAGACCGATGTTCAGGTCGAAGGCTGGCTATTCAGATTCAATAATGCGGACAACCCGATTGATACGACAGACCCCCGCATGAATGCTGGGCTAGGATTGTTCGTTTCAAAGAACTTGCTTACGCAGGCTCGGGCCGATGAAATTCTTGGGTCTGTTAGTAGCTGGGGTAATTGGTATGTTGGGCAATTAGTCCGTGTACTCGCCCCGTTTGATACAACTTACCCTGACACTTATACGCTCATTGTCGTTGATCCTGCGGCCCCAGCGTTGACGATTACAGGCGGGGCGCAGTTTGCTCCGCAGTATTTGGAAGCAGTGTAAATGGCGATCACAACCCTTGATGGTGTTATTGCAGGGTGTCAAACGCCTAAGTTCTTCTATAAGGCGTTGTCAGGGGCGCTGGTTGGAGGCAGAACCTACACGCCGTTTTACGCAGCAGGTATTCCCGGCGCTGCCGTTGCACCAACTCCGGGGCTGGCAGGCGAGGCGCTTACTACTTACGCAGGGCAAATCCCGTTTAGTAATCCGGGGAGCGGTACTTCGTATCTCGCCCGCTTCGTGGGCCTTTCGTCTGGTCAG